GCCCGTGCCGCCGTGGCGGCGGCGGCCTGCTGCTTCCGGGCCTCCGCGGCTTCCGCCTTTTCCGCGGCCTTGTCGGCGGCGTCCATTTCCTTGTTGTAGCCGTCAATGATTTGTTGAAGGTTTTCGTCAAGGTCATCTCCCCATTTCGCCCCAAGGTCCAAATCAGACATTTTGTTGTTGAGGACTTCAAAGACGTCATCCACCTGTTCCAGCTTCTTCCTGAATTCCTCGGAGGTCAGCACGGCGTTGGTGACTTCGTCAATAAACCCGGTCAATCCCGGGTTGTCGTTGAAGGCGGCTTTCATCCGGGAGCCGGCGGCGGTCAGGGCGTCGGCGTATTGGTCAAGTTTGGAATTGGCGTTTTCCAGGGCTTGTTCATATTCCGCCCCCATGCCGTCCTTCATGGCGGCGCCGGTTTCTTCAGCGACCGTTTTGACACGGGAAAGGGAATCCGCGATCTGGTCCATCACGCCGGAGGTCTGCGAAATGGATTCGCCGGATTCCCGTATCCTGTCCAGGGATGCGGCGGCTTGAGTGGCTCCGGAGGTGTCGGCGGTCGTTTTGATGTTGATGTTCAAGTTTCTGTCTGACATATAACCTTAATTATCCTATGGTTTAGCGATTGTTGCCATTATGGATAAATGGGCTGTGGAAAAGAAGGATGCACACTGGCTATCAAAATTGTAAACCGTTATAACGGAAAAAATCCGAAGGCATGAAGAGTATCTGTCATAAATGCTCTAGGCTGGTTTAGTCATTGAATACGTGTGAATAAAAAGTTTCGTATGTGAAATTACTGGATTGAAAAACGCACAAAACGTATTGACAAGATACTCTCCCTTGGTAGGGTGACATCACCAAGCCTCCCCCGGGTAAGCTGGTAGTCTTTTGACTCGCCAGAAGCTCCCCGAATATGGGGAGGTGTTTTTTTAGCAAATCTCTATGCAATATACTAAGCCGCATCTTTCATTTGAAGATCAAGCTGATCGGCTTATTCAACGGGGTTTGATCGTGAGAGATAAGCAACAGCTTATACAAATTCTCAAACAGGTAAGTTACTACAGACTTAGTGCGTATTGGTATCCTTTCAGAGAAAAGGATGAACAAGGGAAAATAAAAGACAACCTATGTACAGAAATTACGCTTGAACGTGTTTGGGATCACTACAGGTTTGACCGCCGACTTCGAGTTCTATTTGTCGATGCCATTGAGCGTATAGAAATTGCTCTAAGGACACAACTTGTATACCTTTATACGGAAAAACATTCTCCTTTCGACTATGTGAAACCTTCTTCTTTCCCAACATGGAAATACTGTGAAGACAAGATAAAAAAGATTGAAGAGCAGGCGGGAATCAAGAATGGATCCTGTACAGAAAGATGCAGACATGAGTGCATCAAGCATTTCTTTAAAAAATATGGGGATTCACATCAGCACCTTCCGTTATGGATGTTTTCCGAAATAAGCGATTTCGGATTTACGTCCCTATTTTTCGAACATGCCGGACGAGATATTCAAACAGAAATAGCAAAAGAATGGGCAGTAACTCCTGAGGTTCTTAGGTCATGGATGAGGTCATTAAACACATTGAGAAATACATGTGCCCATCATGGGAGGCTGTGGAACAACGTATGGGGAACACCTCCGAAACTTCCTCCATGGCATAGCCAAAGAGGATGGTACGCCCGATATTCTCTGGAAAAAAGGCAATGGATATTACCTCAAAACAATAAGAGTATTCAACCTTCTTTTGCCCAAGACAGAACAGCTATGCTGCTTTTCATTTGCCGATATCTCCTAAAAAAAATTATTCCTTGTACAGAATGGCCCAAAAGAATGGAAAATTTGTTTTCCGATTTTTCAAATAAAGGAATTGATTTCCCAAATATGGGATTCTCAAATTCTGAATGGCAAAAACACCCGATATGGAAAAATTCCATTACTTCTATATAACGTATCTTATCCTATTTTCAAACGGGCGTCGCACAGGGCGAGCATGACTTCCCTGCGGGCGCTTTTGGGAACGTGGGGAGGCCTGGGATTGCCGACGCTCACCACGTCATAGCTGCGGGCATAATCCTCCGGATTCGCCGTCCGGCTGTCCCAGTTCCACCAGGACCACCGCCCGGCCCGGTTCCGGGGCGTCCACGGCTCGTCAAGCCGGACACGCTCCCGGCCGCAGACATCCATGACGGCCCGGCAGATGGTGAGGTCTTCCGGGGCGAGCGGGGGGATAGCGGCGCATTCCAGCGCTTCGGCGGCCATCCTGGCCGCCCGGCCGCTCAGGGCGTAGCAATTTCCGTAGGCGGACCGTTCGGACGGGTTCCGGGGGACCCGGTATCCGGCGGCGTGCAGCGCAAGCCCGTTGTGTTTCATTTCCCTGACCCATCCGCCCGACAGAAGCGCCGTGTCGGAGTCAATCTTGACGACGGTATCGCCATCCGCCGCCCCCTTGGCCAGCGTGGCAATGATTCCCCGGACGCACTCCGGGCCGCGCAGGTTGCCGCAGCGGGGGAAAGAGCTCCGGCGATACCGCGCCCCATACGCTACAAGAGCCCTCCTGGCCTCCGGGGGTACCGGGGCGGCGCTGTCGTCCACCACCGTAACTACCGCCTCCGGAAGAGCCGTCCTGGCGCACCGGACGCAGGCCACGGCTTCCTGCGCGTCTCCGGCATAGGTGAAGGTGTATATCCTGATCATGACATTCCGGAGGGGCCGAAGGTTCCCGGGTGGATTAGGAGATAAACCGTGCCCGCCTGGTGCTGCACCACCTTGTTGCCGTCGATGGTGGCCAGATGGAAATAATATTCATAAGGGGTTTCCCGGTCTTCCTCCGCGAGCCTGACGGGGTCGGAGACGCCGCCCGCGGCGGACAGAGAGGATCCGAGATATTTCGCGTCCTTGTCCAACCGGATCTTGAGCCAGATTTCCCCGGAGGTGACGGGGCTTTTCACCCATCCCCCGGAACCGGCCCCCTCCGGAAGCAGCCCCCCGATATAGTTGCCGGCATAGATAGCCTTCCCCTGGCGGATGTAGGCGTCGGACACCTTGCCGTCGCTCCCGTAAGACAGGCGGCATTGGAATCCCACCTCGACGGCGCTGGTTCCCCACGCGGGAGGCTCCTGGGCCTGCAGCAGTTTTACGGACGGCCCGACGCTGGGAAGCTCCGGGACTTCATCGTCCGCTCCGGAAGAGCCTCCGCCTCCGCTGCCGGATCCTCCGCCCGAAGAACCGCCCCCGGCGGACGTGGACGAATCCGCCCAGGCCGTCCGGCGCAGCGCCTCGGCAAGCTGCCGGCTCCGGTCGATGGAGTCCTGCAGGGAGATCTGTTCCGGGGCCCCCACCGTCACGTCGGAAACTCCCGTTTTAAGGTCGAGGGATATTTCCTGGATGACGGACCGCATGGCTTCCCATTCTTTCAACCCTCCCGTGATGGAGAGGCGCCCCCCGCAGACCTGGTCAAAGTCGTCGTGGACGGTCGCGGATCCGTCATAGGGCAACGCGCGGGTGGCTTCGTAGTAGGATTTCAGGAAATTTTTATACAGTGCGGAGGTGTCGTAGCTGCCCGATGTTTCGTCGTCTCCGGAGCTTCCGCCGTCGTCGGACACACTTTCCACCGTCCCTGCCCTGTCCACCCGGTAGGATGCGTAGCCGACATTCGTCGTGGTCACTTCAAACGTCAATGTTCCGATCCAGCGGTCCCCGGTTCCGGATTTTCCGCCGTATTCCGGAAAATATTGTTTCACCGTGTCGGGGGGATCCGTCGCCCGCACCCGCAAATCCACCCGGACCTTGCCCCATTTGATTCTCGCGCTCTTTCCGTTGATCTGGCCGGAGGTCAGTTCGTGGGTGATGGCCGCGCTGCTGTATCCCCGGTGTTCCGCGTCAGCAGGCGTGATGGACGTGATTTTCGGACTGGCCGCCACTTCCAGGCCGGCGCAATCCTCCAGGGCCGGAGCCCAGCGTTTGACGCGGGCCGCCCACTGGGCCGTGCCGGTCGGGAATTTGTCTCCCCGGACAATCATCCGCGGGGCGTCGTAACCCAGCGAACCCGTTTCCGCAGGGCTGTATTGTCCGGCAGTGTCGGAGACCTTGACGCCGCCCGGAACGTCCACTTCCGCCGTCACCACATAGGGCTGGGACAGGGAGGCGCCTGAGGGATAGACGGCCAGCGCGCGCTGAACCCGGGAAATAACGGAGGCGTTGCAAGTCAGCCCCACGGCCGGAGGCACCAGATCGGGACGCGCCTTGAGGGACAGGGCGCTTACGTCCACGGCGGACAGGTCGAGCACGACATCCGGCAAATGGACATGGTCGGCAATGACCAGCGTGGCGGAGTCGTCCGCGCCGTATTCAAACCACGCGGCCATGTTGGGGCGCCATTGCTGGATCTGGGAAAGCAGGGAGGCATACGTTTCCGACGCGTAGGCAAACGGAATGATTTCGGCATCCTTGTCGATCCGGAGGTCGTATTTGATGGGGACCAGGGCCGTGCTGACGGCGTGGTCCAGGACTCCGGAGAGGGCGTCCCGGATGTTCGCGGTCGCCTGTTTTTCCTGACCGCTTCCGCCTGTGCCCTGGCGGTATTCGGCAAAGATGCCGTTGGCGCGGCCGTTCACGAAGTACTGGATGTTGCTCAGGTTCCACCAGTAATCGCAAATCCTGATGTCCCAGCTCTCGGAGGTTCCTTCAAGGGAGTGTTCCAGGTCGATGGCCGGTCCGATGAGCAGGGTTTTCCCGCGCCAGACGACTTTCACTATTTCCCCTTCTTCAAACGGGCAGGAGGCAAACCGGGAGACCGGCGCGCGGAAGGAGACGGAGGCTCCCCCGAAGGAGAGCCGGTTGTAGGACGGGCTTTCGGCCATGTCCAGGAAGTCGGCGGAAGATACGTCAAGGGTTTTCACAGGGGGCGGCCGAGGGTGAAGTTGTAGGAGACGATAAGGCGCAGGCCCTGAACCTTCGGCTCGGCGTCGGCGATGACGGCTTCAAAGCGCTGTTCACGGCCGCAGGCGTCGGTCCAGGCCCATTCCCCCTTCCCCGCCGTTTTCCATTCGTTGAGCCATTCGTAAAAGGCGCTCCACGCGTCCATGTGGGAGGCGCATTCCCGCACGGTGGAGATGGTGAAGGACAGGGACAGGTTGCCGAATGCGTCCAGCCTGGGGAACGGGCTGTTGATGATCGGCGTGGCGGATGTGCCGAACTGCACCGGGAAAGCGTGTTCCGGCAGGGAATCGAGCAGGAATTCCCCGGCGCGCACGACGGGGCGCCCGTCAAAGGTGATGGAAAAGGGAGAGACGGTCGTGTCCATGCCTCAATAATGGTGGGGGTTTCAATCCACGCACACCTTGCGGAGCGCGACTGGCCGCCCCCCATGCAAACAGAAGGGCGGCCCCGGCTGTCATGCCCCGGCGGAGGCCGGGAAGGCGATTTCTTCCGTGGGCGTCAGGGAATTCAGGGAGGACGGGATCACTTCAAGCGTCAATTTCGGCGTGATCAGCTTGTTGTTTTCCGTGGGGATTTCCACCTTGAGCAGCGCCGCGACTTCCAGGACCATCATTTCTTTTTTGTCTTCCTGGTATTTGGTGAGGCGCGCCCATACCTTTTGCCCGTAGATGTTCCGGGAAAAGGGCTGCACTTCCTTCCCGGCTTCCAGCCTGTCGCACTGGTAAATCACCTGCCAGCAGACCGGATTAACCTCCGTGGAGTTAATCTCGATGGTGTTGCCCGTCACTTTGGTGTTCTTCCGTGTGACGTAGGAGGTCGTGTCGCGGGAAAATACCGTGCGGGCGTCGTCTTCCGTGGTCGGCGTGATTTTGTAGTCGATGACTTCGTTGGCAATCATCCAGGCGTCGGAGTCCTTCGCCGGCTTGAAATGCTCGTCCACCGTGTCCGTGCCGCTTTCGGCCGTGACTGTCGTTCCGAACGGGCACAGGTCGAGAAAGGTGCCGACCAGCATTTCCTTGTTGTAGAGTTCTGACATGGTTGTTAGCTTCTTACGTAGTCAATAAAGGTCACTTTCCCGGCGTCGGCGTGGACTTTGTACACGTCTTCCGGGATGTGGACGATTTTTCCCCGCGCGGCGATGCCGTGAGGGAGTTCCAGCTTGTTGACGGCCACCCGGCATTTGACGATGCGGGGCGCCGGAGCAGTAGCGGCCTCCTGGGCCGCGGCGGTGGTGGGTTTAGTTGCCATGTTTCAATATGGTGGTTTGTTCAAGGGTGAGCGTAACAGCCTTGTTGGTCATCTGCACCCGGCTTGACTCCGTGCCTGTGACTTTGAGCTTCATGCAGGTGAGCCAGCCCGGTTCCCGATGCCCGTCAAGCCCGATGGCGAGCAGGTCGGACAGATCGTCCGCATCCCAGCCGAGGACGGCGGTTGCGTCGGATTTTTTCAGGAGGGGATTGCTTTCAATGACGATTTTGGTCGTCAGAATGACGGCATTCGGGCCGCCCTGTTCCTGCAGGGGTTTTCGTTTTGGGGCACATACCAGCACGCAGATTCCCAGCCTGGACAGCTTTTGAGTAATCAGGGCTTTCAGGTCGGCGTCCCAGCCGCGCATGACAATGCCGGGATCCTTCCCGCCGTTGTAACGGGCACACAGAGCCACGATCTTCCGATAGATTTTTTCCCCCGCGGCGATGCGCGGGCTTGCAGGTAAAGCGCTCATAGTTCACACCAGTTCTGATAGGGCTGTCCGGCTCCGTACACCTCTGCGCCGTCACTTTCCGAATCGTAGGGGGCAAGATAAAACCTGCCCTCCCGAACGGCCCGGAAAATCTCGCCGGCCGTGCTGTACTGCTTGGCGCGGGGGGATCCTTCCAGATCGCCCATGTCGGGCAAGTCGGCCAGCATGGCGTGACGGATCCAGACAAGCGTCGGGTGTTCCAGTTCTTCCGGCACTCTGTCCTGACCTGTCGCCAGGACGGGATATTTCCCGGAAGAATTAACGATTCCGGCGACAAGGTTGCACGTCGTCCTGATCAGGGCGCCGGCCCGTTCCGGGGAATCCCCTTCCGCTCCTGCCGAGTCAAACGCCGCGATTTCGGCGTCCGCCAGGAAGGCCCGCAGGGTGTTTTCCGTGATCTGGACCAGCGCCATGACGATTACACGCGGATGGAGAGTTCACATTTGGCGGCGGTATTGTCGCCGCTGGCGGCGTCTGCCACAGCCTTGAGCCGGATGTAGCGTCCCATGCCATAGGGAGCCCGTCCGGCGATGCCGTTCGCAAGAGCTCCCGCTTCTTCTCCCGCCGTGGGAGCCAGGGAGAACCCCGGCACCTCGGCCCAGCTATCGCCGTCCCCGGAGGCTTCCAGGGTCAGCGTGATCTTCTTTCCGGCAGCCAGGGACGGAAGGTTTTCGTGCTCGATGACGATGGACATTTCATCAATGCCGCCCGTCTGTCCCGCATCCAGCACTTCGGAATAGGCCGTCTTGCCCGTGCCCGGCATGTTCATCCGGGCCGTCAGCAATTCGTCCTTGCGGGTGTGTCTGATAGGGTTCACTGTCTAAGGTTCCTTTCCGTTTTATTGGTTCTTCCGGTTGCTCACTTTTTTCGGCGCATGCTTGCCCCAGTGGGAAATGCCCGTGATGGAGGACAGGTCGCTTTCGTTGTTGACGATGGAGTCCGTCACCAAAATCGGGATGCCGTGGGCGTGGGTCGGAATCGGGGCGGATCCGGAGGAATCCCCTCCCGCCTTGCCGCCGTCCACGGAAACGCTCACCACCTTGCGGCTCTTGCGGAGCTGCTCCAGGGCCATGCGGTTCATGATGAATTTCGTTACGCGGACGCCCGCCGGGAACAAAGCCAGCAGTTCCGCCAATTTATCGTCATCCAGCGTCGTTCCTTCAGCGGTGCCGATATTTTTCAGGCGTGCGGCGGACAGCTTGGAGTTGTTGACCAGGGCGACAAAGGCGGTCAGATCGGCAGCTTTGCCGGGAATGGCGCCCTGCTCGCCCGTTTCCGGATCCTTGCCGGGAATAAGCGCATCCTTGAACGTGCCAAGAGTAATTCCCTTGTCGCGGCCCCAGCGCCAATGCACGCCTTTGGGACCCTCCACAACGGCAAATACGGACGTTCCGTCGTAATTGTCGGCGCCCTTGGAGCTGTCCGCGCTGATGATCATCGTGTCGTCAATGAAATCGGGAAGCCCGGGAAAGCCGTTCTTGTCGATTTTCGTTCCGTAAAAACCCTGGGCTCCCAGGGAAAGCAACACCCCCTCCGTAATACCGGAAGCTTCATCGGCCAGGACGGCAGCTTCCCCGTCGTCAGAGCTTTCCAACGTAATATGATCCACAAAAACGATGGAGGAAATGGGAAACAGTTCCACGTTCCTTGATTCGTAAGTGCAGGACGTGTATCCGATGGGAGCATTGGCCGGGCGGAACCGGGCCCGGGGGGTGCCGGTGCGCACATAGGTTTTGATGATGGTTTTGGAGCCCACCACGGAAGCAAGCTGCGTTACTTCCGGGGCGGAGCATCCCACTTCTTCGATCAATCCGATGTCGGATGCCGAACCATTGCGTTTCTGAATGTCCAGTAGAGTCAAAAATGACATGGCTTAGTTCTTTTCCCTGTTGATGTTTTCAATGATGCGGTCACGTCCGGTAGGCTCATTCCCGCCGTTGCCGTTATTGGCCTTGCCGGCGACCACCGTCGTAAAAGCGGGGTTCGGATTGATGGAGGCGATCAGAGCCTTGCCGGCCTTGATATTGGCCGTCAGAGCGGTCTTCAGGGCCTCTTTGGCATCTTCATCTTCCGGAGCAATCTTGCCGGCCTTGATGGCGGCTTCAATTTCCGCGTCGATAAGAGCCGCCTTGGAGGCTTTCACCTCGGCAAGCTCGGCTTCCGCCGCTTTCAGTTTGGCTTCGGTTTCGTCCAGCCTGGCCTTGGCCGCCTTGCAGGAGGCCGCTTCCTTTTTGGCGTCCTCCGCCTCTTTTCGGGCCGCTTCAAGTTCCGTTCCGGACTTCTCGCCGCCCTCGGATTTCTTCTTCAGGTCGTTGATTTTGTCCTCCGCGATCTTGCCGGCCTTATCAGATGCGGCTTCCTCTTTGGTGAGGACACCGCATTTAACCAGTAGTTCGTACATTGTTGTATGTGTGTTATTTGTTTGGTCATGAACAGCACCGGTATCCTCTCCGCCGCCATTCAAAGGCATGTCCGGTTCAAGAACCGTGAAATTCTCAAGTCTGGCCTTGCCGGCCGCAATGCGGGCAATATTCTCAAAGGCCGGGTCATTCACCAGAGAGCCCACCTCAATGTCATCCGGTTCAAGACCTATAGGGCGGCAGGTTGCCGTGTTGAGCCTGAATGCCGGAGAAAAATAGCTGTAGTCACGCCCCAGCACCGATTTCCTGCCGCTTTCCGTCCATTCCCCCTTGAGGATGACGCCCACGCCGTCCATGTAGTCAAAGGAAGCGGGAATAAAGGAGGCGGGCCCCGTCTTGTGGTCAAAGTAACAGACGGGCCGCACGTTTTGAGTGAGCTTCAACGCAAGGTCCCGCTGCAAAGCCTCCAGGCAGGAGCGGTCCACAATCACTTTCTGCCGTCCTCCAATGGATGCATTGATGAAATGTTCCCCCTCCGGCATGTACACGATACAGGCCGGAGCGTCGCCAAACGCAAGAGGAACGTTGAATTCAAAATCCATGCCTCAAGCATGGCATGAAACGGAAAAGCGTAAATAGTCGGGGCTGGATATGTGTTTCAGGCATCAAGAGACGCCGCCAGAACGTCCATGAGCTTGACGCCATAGGCGCTGATCAGTTCTTCGCCGATCGGGATGGCGTCCGGCCAGGGGTCCTGTGTGATGGATTGGCGCAGGGCATACACCGCACGCACTCCCCCGCCGTCCACGGCTTCAAACAGGGCGTTCTTGTTGGGGATGGTGAACAATTCCCCGATTTCGGATTGATAATCAGCCGTCCGGCGCCCGTGGGCCTCCGGAACAAGGGGAATAGTCAACGCCCCGGCATTTTTGACCGTAATTGTCCCTCCCTTTATTTTATGCCGCAGGGATCCGTCCTCGTCGGGATTGGAGATAACCGCTCCGGAAGCATCCGCAGAGGAAAGGAACCATTTACGGGCAATATTGGAAAACCAGCCTGTCGACATGCGCCCCGGACCGTGCGTAGGAAGAGAATTGTTGATCCAGTGTTCCCGCCCTTTGCCGTCGTACCAGGACGCCAGATAGTCCCGCAGGTATTCGCCGCTTTCCCGGTTCGCGGATTCCAGCGTTTCCGGAGCGGCTATCTTCATGGCATCGTCAAGTGCGGCGTCAAAACCGCTCATGTCAATTTCAATGTTCATGCCCGTCATTCTTTCTCGGCGGTTGTTTTTGATTCGCGCATGGAGTTCCAGCCGGCTTTAAGAGCGGCATGCTGAACCTTGACAAGGCGATCTTCCAGCAGGGATGTATCTATCTCGTCCCACAGATCCGGAACCAGCTCACGGGCGGACCGGATGACTGTTTCCAGGTCTTCTCCGGCTTCGACGGAGGCAATAAGGGCTTCCATGAATCCGGCAACACCGGAGGTCAGTTCATAGGCCGCCTGATCCGTCTGGCGTCCGACACGGGAGGCAATCCGGTTAATTTCTTCAATGTGCTTTAGCGTTTTTTTTTACGCGCCGCATATACTAGGGATTCCCTGTCCAGGTCATCCATTTCCCCCGGTTCCAAGCCGGCGCTCCCAAAAGAGGGAGGCTGATAGAGCTTCACCCCTTCTTCGGGCATGGGGATGTCAAGCCAGTCGTAAACCTGTTCTTCAGCGACGGGAACAATCCTGGTTGCCTTGTCCACCCAGTCAAGTTTTGCCAAGCTCATTCCGGAGGACGGGTCCTTAAAAGAGATGACGGGCAGATGTTCCGGGCGTCTTCCCAGGTTAAGTTCCAGGATGGCCGGGACAAGTTGCTGATTGAGGACGCCGGCAACGTATTTCCCGCGGGCTAGAACAACCTGGTTTTCCGTATTTTCGTGCACTTCGCCCAGGGCGCGATTGCCGCCCGTGCTGGAAACGGAACTGGTGAGGGTTTGCCCCAAAATCAGAATATCGCATGCCTTGTTGGCCTCTTCGATCATGTTCAGGTGCGGAAGCTGGTTGCCTCCCTTGACGGCGTCGTGAAATTGCACGTCCGCATCCGGGGCCGTTACAAGGATGCCCGTCTGTCCGAATTTCACCATCTGGTCAAATAGCTTTTTCTGCGCCAGGGTTCCCGATGCTTTTCCATGCCGCAGAGGGGATCCGAATATCTGGCAGAACTCCATGAACCAGGATAATCCGAATTTGGCCGCGCCGAACCAGCCGACCAGGGCCAGAAGGTTGGCGCCGTAAACAGGATGGTCAAGCCCGTCGCAGTTGAGGGACGCAATGAATTTGTTGGGGGGGAATTCCATTTCGGGACCGCACCCTACTCCGTCTGGACATAGTACAAGACGGTCGATTTGAGCCGGGTAGCTGGACCATTTGTAAAATGTGGATGGAATGGGGCAATAGGCGCGGGGCGCACGGATATGGCCGGGGTTCCACATGATTTCCAGCACACCCACGCCGCGTTCCGGAGCTTCCGCCAGGGCTCCAATCAATCCGTTCAGGTCCAGTTCCCATTTTCCCTGTTCAAGCCGGCAGCAATACAGGGCGGATTCCACCAGATCCGCGTACCGACTGGCCGTTGGTGTCGGCTTTTTGCCTTTCTCGGCCCAGGGAGACACGGTAAGTTCCAATGCCTGAACCTTTTCGCGGAGCTTCCGCAGGTTTCCCCGCAGCCGAGGCCATTCGATTTTCATCGAGCGAAATACTCGTTCCAAGTCGAGCATATTACCCGTCTGAATGCTCTCGCGGGCATTTTTCAGCACCCGGGGCGTGATGCTGGTGTAAAAACCAAGATACCCTCTCTCCTGGGGGGAACGATCCTCGAAAATTTCAAAGTCGGCGGTCTTGGTTTTCCTGGCGGCCTTTTGGCTGCGGGTTTTCTTGCTCATAAGGGGAGTGAGGTAACAACTAAACAAGCTCCTGCGCCGTAAAATCCCGGACGCCCTCGGCAATCGCGTTGGCAATGCTCTCCGGATGATGCTTCATGATATCCGCATCCCCGGCGTTACTGATAAACCCGCATTCGCACAATACCCATGGCATGCGCGTCTGCTTGAGGATGGCCAGCCCCGGCCGGGCTTGAATCGTATTGGCTCGTCCCGGCAGAAGGTCTGCCAGAGGTTCGGCAATACAGGAGGCCAGACGGCTTCCCGGAACAGAGCCGGGGTAGAAGCAAACATGGGCACCATGGGCCTCTGGATTGTCGGAACAGTCACAATGGATGCTGATGCCGAAGTCGTACCCATCGGCATTAGCCACCCGGATGGTGGAGGTCAGATCTTCTTGGTTACCCTTATCTGGAAAGTCCAGAACGTGGACAGTATGCCCCTGTGTTCTCAAGGCGTAAAAAAGATGATGGGCAATGCTGGATGCCACGGCATGCTCTTCCAGACCGTTGCCGCGGGCTCCTGTGCCCTTGGCGTGTCCGATGTCTAAAGCGATATTCATTTGTTCAAATGTTGGTTAATAAGATGTTCCGGCAAGTCATACTCCACGTAGGTGCTGTTGAGATGCCATTCCGCGTGTTGGGCTTTGTAGGCTGTACGCTGCTTCCTGCTGTGCAGCATGTGCATCTCCTGCTTGCGTCCGGGAGTTTCAATGACGAGTAAGTAAAGGTATCGTTCCGGCATGGTTAATTAAGTTATAAACTATTGGCTATTAGATAAAGGGAACTTGTAAGAAAAACTTTACAGTTGGTCAGCGTTCCGCACATCGGAGGAACACAAGGCACGCAATGGGGAAGCAGAACGCGACAATGCTTGCAGCCGTGTCTCCGCAGGCGGCAAAAACGCCGGGCCGCTGCCCCCCATCAGCGGCAAAAGAACGGAAGGATTCAGCAGCTTATTCACTTTTCCAGTTTCCTTTCTATGTTTTCGATTCGGACGGCAAGCAGTTGGATCGCCTTGGCGGTCTCCACCTGGGCTTGTGTCTGCATGGACATCAGGTCGCAAAGGCGGTCATTGTGGTGACCCATGACGTCCCCGATGTACCAGCAGGCAGCGCCGCAAATAACCAGCGACAGCATGACGCAGGCAAACACGGGTGAAGCCTTGGCAAAATCCAAGAACCGCGCCGGTACTTCGGAGAGCTTACACATGGCCTTATTTCTTGATGGTTTGCACGATGGGCGGAACATCCGTTTCCGGCTGGGCCTGACTGTAGGAGATATGCCCCGGCTCCAGCACCAGGCAGGAACCGTCCTTGCATACCACCGTCTTTTTCGGCGTCACGTCAACGGAATGGCCGCAGCCACCCAGCAGAGCGGAAGCCGCATAGGCAGCACCTGCCAGGACTACCCACAAAAGGCGTTCCCACCACTTCAGGCCGGTTTTAGTTTTGCTTTTTTCGTAGGCATCTTTCATGCCCTGCTTCCCCGCCTCAAGGGCGGCCTGCTTTTGCTCGTCACTTAATTTACTCATGGTTTTGCTTTGTGAAGTATTTAAAAAATGCCACGGCTCCAGGGTCGGTAATGATGAACTCCGGGTAGTCATAAACCGTAAATATCCTGCGGCCTTTGGTCTCCGCATGGACGGCCTCAACGGTCAAAGACACCGCATCAATCATTGTATAGGCACCATCCTCCGCAAGGGTCAGGACATCTTTTCCCAGCCTTGCCCACACCTGCACCGCCTGCCAGTCCTCACCCAATCCCACCAGCGCAGCAACTACGGACTCCATTGCCGGAGCCTGTTCCGCTGGTATCTCGTCCGCTGTGTAGCGGTCTGTCCGGGTGTAACCGTCCGCGTCCTGATAAATGGGCGTCAGGGTAAATTCATCCCACTGTCCCGGCTGGGGAAACTGTATCTGTATCTCTGAATTATTCATGCTCAATCTTCGGTAGTCGTTTCGGCTTCCGGATCAACAAAATCCTCCACCGCCTCGGAGACAATGATATTGCTCTCCATGGAGGAAAACCCGTAATATGCCGGATTGACGTTATTGCAATGCAAGTGCATCGTCGCAGGAAGGAACGCTCCGGCCAACGCCCAGCTGTTGGTATTCTCAATATCAAGATAATATCCGGAAAAGGGATAAATACTCTCAAAGCAATGAACCCCCTTCACCGTGGCGATCTTGACGCAGCCGCGGGAGGAATTCCCGCCATGCAGCAGCCACAGCGCTCCCCTGTCTTCGGTGTCGTATCCTCCGTCCTGGTATTGCTCGTAAACCACCGCGTACACGCAGACGGGATAACCGTTATTGGAAGACGTCTCCGGCGCGAGGGCCTGCG